GCAGAAAATATACAAGGTGTTTCCAATGAGTGAGAGAATTTTATTTGAAGAAAATTATAAACAGGATAATAAAGATTAATTATGGCAAGAAAAACTCTTAGACAAATTTACGCACAGGCAGAAAGATTGAGTGAGGCGAATTGGCGAAGAAAGAATACTTGGGAAACAAGTGCTTTGAGCCGTAGAGCCAAGCAGTCAAGAGACAGGCTTATTGCAAGGGCGGAAAGTCGTGCAGTTCAGCAGCACGGATATGGCGCAGTAGCAGGATAACAATTAAAAAGAGAAAAGTCAGATGGATAACAAATACTTCACATCAGAGAGCGTGGAACTCCTACGCTCTCAAATTAAACTTCACGAGCAGAACCCTCGTACAATTCCCGAAGAGAACCGCAAGGCTCTTAAACGTGGTATAAAGAAGTTTGGCATGGTTGGAGGTATCGTGGTGAACAAGCGGACAGGATATACACTTGTAAGCGGACACCAGCGACTTTCAGTTATGGACGAACTCCAAAAGTATAACCCCGACACAAAGGATAACGACTACCCTATCCGAGTAGACTTGATAGACGTTGAGGAGAAAGAAGAGAAAGAACTTCTTATCTTACTCAACAACCCATCAGCACAAGGTGAGTGGAACTACGATACACTCCGTGAGCTTATCCCCGATATTGACTACAAAGACGCAGGACTAACAGAACAAGACATCGATATTATCGGCGTGGATTTCAATTTTCAGACAGAGGAAGAAAGCAGCATTGTAGGTGAGCTTGACAACCTCATGGAACCAGTCAGGGAGGAACACCAAGCAGAAGTAGCACAAAAGCAAGCCGAGAGAGCCGAAAAGGTGGCACACATGAAGCAAGTAAAAGAAGAAGTGAAACAAGCAGCTACAAAGGCAGCCGCAAACATGGACGCTTATCTTATGCTATCATTCGATAATTGGGAGGCAAAGGCGGAATTTTGTGAGAAGTTCGACTTTAACCCCGATGAGAAGTTCCTTAAAGGTGAAGTATTTTCAGAAAAGATAGAAACACTTTTAACTGAATAGCTATGGCAAAACCAAAACACGACTACGATAGCGAAGATTTCTACAAGCGCATAGAAGGTCTTGCAATGAATGGATACACGGATGAGGAGATAGCAAACGAGCTTAATCTATGCAGAGAGGTATTCACTTGCATGAAAAACGGCAACTATGAGAATTGGACGGATGAAGAAAACAAAAGGCGTGGAGAACGTATAACTAACGTCTTAGCACATGGACGGACAAGAATTGTAGCTTTGCTTCGTGGTACATATATCAAGGGTGCGATTGGTGGAAAGAAGACCAAATCAAGGATAGTTAAGTTCGTTCAGGACAAGTGCGAATGTATGGGGGCAGACAAGAAATGCCCCTATTGCGGTGGCACAGGCTGGGTAACTCTGACGGATAAAGCAGTGGTACAAGAGTCCGAAATAGAGTTACCTCCTAATATGCAGGCTATCGCAACCCTACTCTATCACCACGACCCGACATGGCGCAAGATGGAGAACAAACAGACCGATGAAGATGACTTGTACTCCGAGAATGGTATCGACATTGATAAATGGATGACCGATAACACAAATGAATAGAATAAATCCTCAGCAGATATATGCTCCGTTGTACCATAACAAGGATAAGTTCATCATTCTTGTTACTGGTGGTAGAGGAAGTGGAAAGTCTTTCAATGTTTCCACTTTCATTGAGCGTCTGTTGTTTGAGGTAAAACATCCTACTCCTGCAAAGCGAATAGTCCACCAGATACTATATACTCGTTACACAATGGTGTCTGCTGGAATGTCTGTTATCCCTGAGTTCATGGAGAAAGTGGAGCTTGATGGAAACTCGAAATGGTACACCCACACCAAGACGGATGTAAAGAACCTCCGCAGTGGTGGTGCAGTGATGTTTAGGGGTATCAAGACAAGCTCGGGAAACCAAACTGCAAAGCTAAAATCTATTCACGGCGTTACAACCTTTGTAGTTGACGAGGCGGAGGAGTGGGTATCAGAGAGAGAGTTTGAAACAATTATGCTCTCTATTCGTCAGAAAGGAATACAGAACCGAATCATTATCGTTATGAACCCTACGGATAATAACCATTGGGTTTATAAGCGGTTTATAGAGAATACCCATAAGGAGGTGATGTATGATGGTGTGCCTGTTCAGATTAGTACACATCCGAATGTACTACATATCCATACTACTTACTTAGACAACGCTGAGAACCTTTCCCATGAGTTCATTAAGGAGGTTGAGGACATGAAAGCTAACAACCCCGAGAAATACGCTCATACCGTCATGGGTAGATGGGCAGATGTTGCAGAAGGTGCAGTGTTTAAGAAAATCGGAGTTGTTAAGGAGTTCCCTAAATGGTGTAAAAAGGTTGCTATTGGTGATGACTTTGGATTTACCCACGATCCAAGTGCAGGAATATTATGCGGTATCATTGATAATGACTTATACCTTGATGAACTCTTCTATCGTACAGGTATGTTGTCATCTGATATAGTAAAGGAACTCAAACGATATGGAGGATTAAAGGTATTCTCCGAGAGCGCAGACCCTCGATTGATACAAGAGATACACAATGCAGGTATAAAAATATATCCCGTAGATAAGAGCGGCAACTCTATCATAGCAGGAATAGATAAGATGCTATCCTTTGACCATATCTTTGTTACAGAGCGGTCGTATAACCTCCGTACAGAGTTCAGAAAGTATGTATGGGACACGGATAAGGACGGCAACTATATCAACCAACCAATAGACAAATATAACCACGGCATAGATGCGGTTCGCTATTATGTCCTTGGACAACTATTAGGAAAGATATTAAAACCAAAGGGCGATATGGCAGCAGCCTTTGCCCGATAAATAGGATAACGATATGTATATAGTTCAGACAAAAGATTTATTCAATTTTCGTGATGTGTTTGTATCGAGCCACCCACAAGTAGCATTTGATTATATGAAAGGGTTGGAAAAGCATCACGGCAAAATGTTTAGAATTATAAAACAGTAGTAGCGTATGGATAACCTTGTTTTACGTATAGGAGAAAATATAGCATGTGCTTTCACAGATGCCGCAACAAATATGAAAGACTATGCAGTAAATATTAGAAAAGTGTTCCCACTTAATAAGAAAGGATAACAATATGATAAAGACATTAGATGACATCCTCGCACTTGAGGACATTGATAAGAAGATTAGCTATCTCAAGAAAGGCAGGCGCAATCCTCTCCCCGACACATCTGCAAATCTTGCTGATTGGGACATGACGAAACATGACATCATGAACCCAAAACTTTACAAGAAGATTAAAGTCCTTGTAAAGATGGCAGAGGATAAGTTTTACCCCGAAAGCGGAAAGACTACACATATCCCTGCACAATATGAGATGAAAGAGCCTAACCGCATTGCAATTCCTATTGAGCAGGATATAGTAAACATCCATACCGCCTTTTGTGTAGGTACAGAACCCACACTTGACTGTACCCCCGAAGACGATGGAGAAAAGAATGTGTTTGAAACCATCAAGCAGGTATTCAAGAAGAATAAACTGAAATTTCAAAACCGCAAGTTGGTCCGTTCGTGGCTATCAGAGCAGGAAGTGGCAGAGTATTGGTATGTTGTTAAGGATGATGGATTTTGGGCACAGCTAAAGCGCAGAATTGCGTCCCTCTTTGGAAATAAAGTACCCGAATATCAGTTAAGGTCACAAATATGGTCGCCTTTCCGTGGTGATACATTATATCCTTTCTCTGACGATAACGGCAACATGATAGCTTTCTCTCGTGAGTACAAAAAGAAAGATTTAGACGGTAACGAACATACCGTATTCATGACTATTACCGAAGATAAGGTGTATCAGTGGGAACTTGATAAGATATGGTCGGAGAATGTAGAACGTACGTTCGCGCATCAGTTTCAGAAACTCCCCGTCATGTACGCCTTTCGTCCCGAGCCGTTATGCGCAAAGGTTAAGCAGTTGCGTGTCCGATTAGAGAAGTGTTTGAGTGGTTATGCTGATTGTATTGATAATCATTTCTTCCCTCTCCTTATGCTCTTTGGAGAGTTGCAACCCGACAACTTGAGCGGTGATGCACGTAACAGAATGATGCAATTAACGGGAGATGGTGCAAATGCGCAATACCTCACATGGAATCAATCATCCGACCCGATCAAGGTGGAGATTGAAACCTACTTTAATCAGATTTACGGACTGACAAATACCCCTCGTATATCATTCGACCAACTCAAAGGTACGGGCAATGCCCTTAGTGGCACGGCTTTCCGATATATCTTCATGGCTGCTCACATGGCAGTACAGAACCATGCGGAGGAATTGGGAGAGTTTTTCCAACGAAGAGTTAATTTCCTTACATCTGCTATTGGCACGCTGAACACATCACTCGAAGCCGCAAGTAAAACGGTAAGCATCGAAACGGAGATTGTTCCTTTCATGATTGATAGCGAAAGAGATAAGGTTGAAACCGCTGCTGCTGCCGTCAGTGGTGGGGTATGGTCAATGGAACACGGAGTAAGTTTCTGCTCAAACTATGGCGAGTTGCAAGACGAATTACAACAAATCAAAGAAGAGAAAAAGGAAACTCAACCAACATCGCAAACGCAAGAATAGCTTCTTTACACAAATGTTTATGTATTATTTCAGCCGTCTGTACGTGAGTATAGGCGGCTTTTTATTACAACCGTCTTATTGTCATTTCTGAACCACTGAAAAACACAAATCTCCCTTTTATAATGTGTAAATTTGAAAAGATTTATTCAAGTTAACACTTTATAAAGTATGAACATTTACGAACAAATTTTGGCAGGACTCAAAACCAAGTTTCAAGGGGTTGAGGATGCCACCCTCCAGCGTATGGCAAGCAAGAAAGCTGAAGGAGTGACGGACGAGAGCAAGGTAAACTCTATTGTTGAGGGTATCTCCTTTCAAGACGTTCTAACAAGCTATGGCGACTATCGGGCTGATGGTGCGCAGAAAACCGCAGTTTCAAACTACGAGAAGAAGCACAACATCAAGGACGGAAAGCCAATCGAGGAACCAAAGCCACAAGACCCACTACCAACACCGACTCCACAGACAACGGAACAAGTGCCATCATGGGCGCAAAGTCTTATTGACTCTAATAAGACATTGAGCGAGAAGTTAGCAGCAATGGACGCAAAGACAAAGGCGGACGAACGCAACCAACAGATTGCAGCAGTGGCAAAGTCATTCGGTATCCCTGAATATGTCTATAAAGGAAAACAAATCGCTGATGATGTAGACCTTAATCAGTACTTCACCGATGTGAAGCAGGAGATGCAGAATAGTGGATTCCAGTTCGCAAAGTCTCCCGAAGAGGGAAACAACGAACACAAAGACGATATGGATAGTCTTTTGGATGGCGTCAATAAGCGAACCGAGGCTATCAAAACAGAAAACGAAAAAAAGTAAATCATTATGGCAGCAGGAATTAAGTTTGAATCCACACCTCCTATCGAAAGGGAGGTTTGCGACGAGAAATCTCTATATCGCCTCACAGATGGTGGTATGGACTTAGACATGAGTAATCTCCCTAATAAGGGATGGTTGCCCGAACTTACGCCTATCTATCGTGATAAGGTAGAGCGCAAGGCAGTAGTGTGTATTCGTGTCAAGATAGTAGAAAAGGCTACCACGGGAGCGACTACCATCAAGATTGCTAAATGTCCTTTTGCGGACTTCATCAATGTGGGTACGTTACTCTCTGACGGGACAAATGTCATCACTGTAAAGTCGGTGGACACATCCAACGAGGATTACGATACAATTACCACCAAAGAAGCGACAAAGGCTAATTTGGAAGTTGGTAAGGTACTTCCCGAGGCAAAGAGTGCATCTGACGCTAAGGCTAAGAATATTGCAAACTTCGCTTCATTCGGTTGGCGCAACTTGGCAAAAGAGAATACCGTTGCATTGGTTGGTCGTGCATATTCAATCATTGAGGACAACCTTTACATCCCTTTCACAGAGGAAGATAAGGCGGCTCTCACAGGACGTTTCATGTTTATCTAAAAAAGGAGGAATATATGTTATTAACAATAGATTCATTACTGAATAGCCCTAAGTTCCTCAAAGCGGTGATAGACCGTTCTATTGTTACTATGGGCGAACTTGACAAGGTGTTTTGGAAAGACTACCTTGTTTATGAGAGAACTAATCCCGATGGTTCTTTCAAGACTTATATGGGTACACAGGTGGGTGTCATCGCAGGTACAGTTATTGACAGATATGCAGGGAAACCTGTCAGAAAACGCCATGCTCTCACACGTGGTTTTGGTGAGGTGGCTTGCTTAGGCGATGCTTACCAAATGGACAATACTCGTCTTGAACGCCTTAACTGGCTTATAGAGGAGTATAACACGTTGAGCATTCAGTCAAGCAACACCGATGCCATCTCTGCTAAGATGGACGAGATTGTGAACTTCTTGGTTGATGACGTGCGCCAATGCATGCTTGCTCCTATGAAACGTCTTGATATTATGTTGGGCGATTTGCGTTTCAATGGTTCTACCAAGGTAAATGGAAAGGAGAATAAGCAGGGTGTATCAGTAGATACTGTAAAACTGCCTATCTACACAAAGGCAGCCGCTTCTGCCGACAAGGACAACATCCTTTCTTGGCTTGAAACGGAGTTCGTGGATAAGGTACGTTCAAAGGGTATGCTTTTCGCAACAGCCGAAATGAATCGCCACACATTTAATAATCGTATCGCTTCGTCTAAGGAGTTCCAAAGCAAGTTTACGATGAAGTTTGGTGATATGGAGTTCAATACGGGCGGTATTGTCACTCCCGATATGGTAAACCGCCTTATCGAATCAGTAGGCATGCCGTGGCGAATCCGTATCAAGGATGAGTATATCCAAACATCAGAGAGTGAAATGGTAAATGTCGTCCCAGATGACAAGATTTCATTCTTGCCTATGATGGCGGATAATACCAAACTTGGCTTTATGCGTTGGAAGAAGCCTTACGAAATGACCGACAAGGTTAATGATGGTCGTGCCTATCAAGAAATTGAAGATGGCAGGGGATTTATCTCATCTAAACGAACTGACGAGGGACGTTTTATGGAGTATGGTTTCGAGGCTATCCCAGACATCAATATTCCTAACAAGATGGCTATCGCAGACCTTTCCAAATTAGGCTAATGAACGTAAGGGACTATATATCAAGCAAGTTTCAGTCCTTCGGCATACAAGTGTCGGAGGCTGACTTGTTGGATATGTCTCTCAATGCACGCGTGAATATAGAGGACGATGTTGATGCAGATGTAATTGATAATATCTCTGTTGCTATTGCCCAATTTATTCCATCCCTTTTGCTTCGTCCTACTTCTATCAATGAGAGCGGTTTCTCTATGTCGTGGAACACTCAAGGCGTAAAGGACTATTACTCTCTCCTTTGTAAGAAGTACGGATTAAAGGACGAACTCAACGACAATAAGCCAAAGATACGCATCTTATGATATTCGCACCACACATATTGCAGGTTAAAAGGGTAACACCACTCCAAGAGGACGAATACGGACACCCAATCCCTAACACGGGAGGTGAAGAGTGGGTAACACTCTGTAAGTGCCGTTGTGATGACAACACCACAAAAGAGTTTAACTCTCCTAATGGTGATGTTTACAGACCTAATTTTCACGTAGTATGTGAGATGAATGTGGATATTAAAGCAGGTACAGAGGTAAGATGTCTTGAGGGGGAAAGCGTACGAGGAGAAGGCAAGGTTTACATTGTAAAGAATGCTAACTATTTCAATAATTCTGAATTATGGTTATAGATAGTGATTTCTCCGATGTAGACCAGTTCTTTGATGCTTTAGAGTGGGAAGTTCAGAAAGGTATGATAGACGTTGGCGATGCGGCTGTTAAGGACGCAGAAGAAAGCGGAACATACCAAGACCACACACTCACTTTGAGAACGTCCAACACATTCGATGTAGACAAGGACGGATTGACATTAGAGAACACCGCTCCTTACGCATCATATGTCGAGGCAAAGGGATTTGTAGTACTGAGTGACCCTGCATTGAGAGCAGAGAAGAAACTAAAAGAAATGTTTGAATGATAGTAACTACCGACATAGCAGATATTCTCTACCGAGATTGCAAGGCGTTTGGGATAGATATAGTTCCTTTCGGCAAGACCATTATGGGCGAACTGAAAGACGAACGCATTACTATCCATGTAAAAGGACAGACCCCGAGCAAGTATTGGGAGAAGTGTTTTGTTGAAGTCAATTTATGTGTGCCTGACTTAGGGGTGAACATTGCCAATACACTTCGGTTAAAGGAATTGGAGCGAAAGGCAAAAGAACTCTTCAAAAGCGTAACGGGCGAGTTTGACGGAACAAGGTACAACTATGAGATAGATACTATCCACATTGAAGCGGACACTGCTTTGAAGTGCCATTTTATTAATTGTAGAATATTGTTTAACGCATTAAACGTAAAGTAAATATGGGAAAAATTTCAGCTGTCGGCATTAAGAAGATTTTTTTTGCTGACATTTCCGTAATCAAGAATGACCTTACCGCAGCAAGTGCAAGTACAATCATCAAGGCTGCTAAGACAGCTAAGAATGAGGTGATGAACGTGCATGGTGAAACATGGAACATTGAGGAGAGCGAGGCTTCTGTTACTCCATACAAGAACCAACTCACGGGTCAAGCGTACCGCTATGACACCACTCAAGGAGAGATTACCCCTCAGTTCTCAATCGGTCAGTATGACTATGCTGCCAAAGCTGCTCTTATGGGCGGTGAAGTCATCAAGAAGGGCGGTGCAGGCACTGATAAGGATGACATCGTTGGTTGGAAGCGAGCTACTGATAAGGTTGTCATCAAGAAGGCTCTGTTCTGCCTGACTGAGGACGATGTATGGTTCATCTTCCCTAACTGTCAGATTGTAGCACGTGAGGCAAACACCGACAAGGCTATCGCTATTGCAGTCAAGGGTCTTGTTCAGGCTCCTACTGTTGATGGCGTGTCACCAGAGTATAACTTTGACGAGTCAGAGGTAAAGGCTTTGGCATAAGGTAAGGTTTCAGGATAACATCGGGGTGGAACGTGGCGAAAGACCACCTCCACCCCTTTTTTATTTTCAGTATGAGTAAAGCAAGTAAATTAGTATCAGATGCAATCTTAGGCAATGACTATGCGATTGTATACGTGAATAATCAAGCATACGCTATTCAGCCTCCTACTATTAAGCGGTTGGCAGGTGCAATTTCGTGTATCAGTGAAATAAATCTATCAGAGGGTAGCTCAATAAAAGAGATGCTCCTATCTGCAAAGGATAGTGAAGCATACGCAAAGGCTCTCTCGTGGCTTATGGCAGGCGATTTATCCAAGACCAAGGAATTATGCAATGGAACTCTTGAGGAGGTCGTAGATGCGCTTGCAGCAGGTTTTGACCTTATCGGCATAGCCCCTTTCTTGAAAGCTGTCAGTTTGACGAAGAACGCAAGCCTACTGGCAGCAACACCGAAGTAGTCGGAAATAAGACTCTTTTGGGACAAATAGCGTCATTCATGGATAGCTTGCATCTGACGTATGACGAAGTAGTTAATCAAATTCCTTATCGTAACCTCATTATCATGCAGAAAGACAAACAGCACGAGGCTTTCGGTGATGTGGTGAAGAAAATCAGTGGTAAGGAACTCGCAAAAAGGAGAAGAAAGTAGATATGGCAGAATTGAAATTCCGTGTACAAGCAGACTATGAGAAGGTCCAGCGGTTACGAGATGAGATAACGAAATTAAAGCAGGAGATTAAAGGTGTAGATGCTATTCAAGACCCTACATCCTTTAATAAGCTGAATAGTAAATTACAACAGACCTCTAAGGAATTAGGGAATGTCACTGGTAAGATTGCCGAAGCATCTGCTGCAATAGAAACAGACTTTAAACAGAAGATATTTGCAGCTTCGCAGGGTGTCAATGACTTTACAGAGAAGATTATTGCACAGAAAGGAGTAGTTAGGGACGTTGCCGCTGATGTTAAGCGGTTGGGCGATGCTTATCGTGAGTCTGTTAAGTCGTCTCCTTTGACATCTGATGCCAAACTTGCAGAGTGGAAAGCAGCCAAAAAGGCTCTTGATGAAGAAAAGGCATCGTTATTTGCTCTCACACAAGAACAGGCAACGGCAAGGCTGTCAGTAAAGAAACTCCGTGACGAATACGCATTATTACGACAAGAAGGTGGCGGAACAGCAGAAACCATGAACCTGCTTACTGGTAAGCTCAAGCAGATGAGCGGCATGATTCTTGGCGGCATGGGGTTAAAAGAACTCGCAAGCAGAATTATATCCGTCCGTGCAGAGTTCGAGAGCATGGAAACATCCCTTAAAGTCCTATTGGGAGGTAATGAGGAACGTCTTAGCAATATTATGGGGCAAATTAAAGAATATGCCCTTGCTTCTCCGCTGAACACAAAGGATATGGTCGGTGCGGTACAGATGATGACATCCTTTGGTATCGAGGCTGAGAAGTCTATTGACTACCTAAAGGCTATCGGTGATGTATCAATGGGTGATACAGGGAAGTTCAACTCCCTTGCGCTTGCTTTCTCACAGATGAGTAGTGCAGGAAAGTTGATGGGGCAGGACCTCATGCAAATGGTAAATCAAGGATTCAATCCGCTTGAGGAAATCGCTCGCAAAACGGGTAAATCTATCGGTGAACTTAAAAATGAGATGTCGAAAGGTGCTATCACTTCAAAGATGGTGCAGGATGCATTTATCTCTGCCACAAGTGCAGGTGGTAAGTTCTATGGTATGGCATCAGAGGGCGCAAAGACTCTCAATGGTCAGATTTCCATGCTCCAAGAGTCCTTTGATAACATGTTCAATGAGATAGGCTCTAAGGGTGAGGGAGTTGTTATGAGTGCCGTGCAGGCTGCAACGTACCTTGTCGAGAACTACGAGCAGGTAGGACGTGTTATAGTAGGTCTTGCTACATCGTTTGGAATATATCGGACGGCTGTAGCCTTAGCAACAATGACAACAAATGGATATACTATTGCTGAAACTATTGCCTACACACGTACACTATTGTTAGAGAAAGCTACAAAACTTCTTAACATGACTATGCTCTCCAATCCTTATGTTGCAGCGGCAGCAGCTTTGGCAACTCTTATTGGAGCAATCATAGCAACAAGTGATGGTGTTAGCGAACTTGATGCTGCTCAAAATACGCTTAATGAAACTTTCAAGGCTGCACAAGATAGACAAGAGCAATATAAAGCGGCTACAGAACAAGCTATATCTGTGGCAAGTGATGATAAATCAGCTACAGATGACAGAAGAAAAGCTATGAATCTTCTTATTTCACGTTATCGCACATTCAATTAGTAAATGCG